CTTACGAATTATAACAAAAATAAAACCGCTGTAATTCGTGGTCTGGGTAGTGGTAAACATACTATAAAGTACCCACCCATAGTGGTAAAGATTGAAAGTTTATCTGCCATTGGTAGTACAACTATCATACAACCAGAGATAGATCCATTAGTTTTGGGATCTATAGATAACGTTTATCTGGAAGATGGAGGAATTGGTTATGGTTGTACAAACATTATGGATTTCCATAGAAGGCCTGATGTAGGAATCTCTACTGTTGTATTCCAGGCACTATTGAAACCAATCATAATTGACGGATCTATAGTTGATGTTCAAATTCTTGCATCTGGTCAGGGATATAGAGCTGACTCTGATATTAACATATTCAGTCCTACAGGAAGTTTTGCTGATGTTAGACCTATCATCACTGGTGACAAAATTACTGGTGTGCAAATACTTGACGGTGGTATAGGATATCGCAGCAGTGACACTACATTGGATTTGCGTAATAGAGGTAAATCTGCCAAGTTTATTGCCAATGTTCGTGAATGGAAGATTAACCAAGTTCAAAAGAATGAAAATATTATCAACGTAGAAGATTCAATACTTACAAAACCAAGTACAAACCCAGAATATCAATTACAAACTATAGGAATGTACCCTCCACAAAAGTTGAGATATCAACTTGGAGATAATATTGACTCTGGTAACTTAGAGACACCCAATGCCTTCCACTCACCGATACTTGGATTTGCTTATGACGGCAATCCAATCTATGGCCCATATGGATATCAAACTCCTACTGGTGGTGCAATTAGAAGATTGCAGACTGGTTACATTCTTAACACCTCTCTATTATCGGGTATAAGACCCCCTGGCTTTGCCTTTGGATATTTTGTTAATGATTATGTCTTTGACAACTCTGGCGACCTAGACGAGTTTGGTGGAAGGTATTGTGTAACACCACAGTTCCCCGATGGCACATACGCATACTTCTATAGTGTTGATGTTGATTCTAGTGGTGTGGCTAAACCAAAATACCCATATCTACTTGGAAATAAATTTAAAGACACTCCAATTGAAGAAAATTTCGTAACTTTCTTTAACCAAGACATTGATATTATTTCCAGAAATCTTACTAGAAATATATCACCATACTATCTTTCTTACGGTAATTCAGATTATGAACTAATTGACGATGTTAAAGATGCCTTAAAACAAGAGTTTGAAGTTACTAAAACTAGGAGTTCTGGTATTTCATCAGTAACTATTTTCTCTAGAGGAGATGGATACAAGGTGGGTGATACTTTATCTTTAGATGCAAAAGGCACAAATGGTTCTGGTGCGAATATCGTAATAAGTGAACTTTTAGGAAAAGATGTCGATACTGTAGAGATAGGCGTATCCACATTTATCAATACGACTTTAAGATTAAACAAAAGAGAAATAATTGGTGTTACCACAGAACCACATGATATTCTTGATGGTGAAACTATTTCCATAAGTGGTATAAACACATCTCAGTTTACTGAATTTAATGGTCTTAGGAAAGTAAGTGTTGTAAGTAGAAGTGTAGGACTAACAACATACTTAAACAATGTAACTAATACTGGAGTAAGCACACATATATTCGTTACCGATACAAGAGGATTCAGTCCCAGTGATACTATTGGAATAGGCACAGAAAAATTCATTGTTACTGGTATAGACACTAGTTTCTCTAGATTATTTGTAAACAGAGAAAATTATGTTGGTGCTGCAATGACTCATGCAGCTGGAACTAACAATGTTATCTTGAAACCTAATAAGTTCTCTTTCCCTGTTGGTGCCTCTACTGTAACTAGATTTACTTTTGAAAATTACATAACTTACTTCAATCCACAACAAACAGTTGGTGTTGGTTCTACAGGCACACACTATACACTTCCTCTAACTGGTTTGAGTACAATACAAACCATAGAAAACAGGTTTGTGCCACAGCAAAGAATTTATATTAAAGATCATAAGTTTTTTACTGGTCAAAAACTTTCTTACAACATGGGTATTGGTGGAACTTCACTTGTTTGGGCAAAAGTCGCTGCTGGCGCAACATCTGGAGTGGGAACAGAAGTTTTACCTGATGGTGATGTGTATGCAATCAATTTTGAACAAGATTACATTGGATTAGCTACAGTAGCGTTCTCTACAGCTGCTGATGCGATATGGTTTTATAACGTTGCCTCTAATTCTGGGTTTGCACACTCTTTAGCAACTAATTTTGAACAAGTAACATCTAAAGTTGAGAAGTTTTTTGGAAAAGTAGGAGTTAAATCTGATCACGGACTTGAAAACGGAGATTTGATTACTATTGACGCTTTGCCTGAATCTACCGAATCTGTAATTATAAGATACGACCCAGTTCTTGCCAAAGTTACCACAAAACGTGTTGGATTCACATATACAAGTTTTTCAGCTGATTTAACCGAAATAAACATCAATGATGATGATTTACAAAATGGAGATAAGGTTGTTTACTATGATAATGGAAATAATATCAATGGATTGATCAATAATGAGACATATTTTGTTCTTAGGGAAAATACTGATTTTATAAAATTATGTAAGTATAAATCTGACGTATTTGACTCTAATCCTGTTTCTATATCAACAGTAAGTACAGCTAGTGCTAATAATCTTAGCTTCCTTGCTAAAATAAATCCACCATTAGACTTTACCACTGGAAATACAATAACATTTGATGTATCTGATCAAAGTTTGTTGGATATGCAATTAGACTTCTTTGAAGATGTTAATTTTAACGATAAACTAGATGTCAACGGCACCAATCAAACAGGATTCAATATTACTAGGAGTGGCATTTCTGGAAATGTCGATGCAACAGTAACCATCACAACAAACACCAATTGGCCAACAAAAACCTTCTATAACCTCACGCCTGTTGTTCCATCTGATACTAGAAAAACATTTGGGTCATCTGATACTGAAGTTGTTGGTAGAAACAATATAACATTCAAGGATCTTGTCTTAAGAAATGAACATGAAGTAATAAAAGTTGATAGTAAGAATTTTTCATTCAACTTAAAAGAAAAACCACTAGAATCTCAAAAGTTTGTTTCTAGAACTGGTGTGAGCACCATCACATACAGTACAACATCATCAACTGCTAGAGGGCCTATCTTTAAGACTAAGATAAACTTCCCAGGCAGAGGATATACTATCCTACCGAAAGTTATTGGTTTTGCAAGCACTCAAGGTAGAGATGGAATTGTAAAAGTATCATCACCTGATATTGGTAAAATAGATCTCATTGAAAGAATCAAAGATGGATTTGATTACCCTACAGACCCCACTTTATTGCCATTCTTAAGTGTTCCAGCAATTGTTGATATAAGTGGTATTTCCAGAATAAATGAAATCCAAGTAACTGATGGTGGAGTCAGATATAATCAACCACCAACTCTTACTGTTCGTGGTAACAGTAATGTTCAAATTGCAGCCCATGTAGAAGGTGGATCTGTTAGTAGAGTAGAAATAATCAAAAATGCTTTTGAATTTAAAGAGCCTTTAAGTATCATTACAACTAATAACTCTAATGGTTATGATATTGATGCTATTAGTCATAGTGGTACTACAGTTACTGCCGAATTGTTATTAGATGCACAGTTCAATATTCCAGTGACAACTGGTTTTGCATCTACAGAAACTAAGTTACCATTTGCTATTGGTGACAAAGTATTTGTTGAAGGATGCAGATTAAAACCATCATCTATACTTGCTGGGGAGGCAAACTTCAATTCTACTGATTATGATTCTTCTTTCTATACTGTTACTGGTGTTAATACTTCCAATGCAACTGTACAGTTCAGTATGGCAGATGCGCCTGGAATATCCACAGTAACATTAGGATCTTATGATGATGACTTTACATTAGGTTCTATTGTTAACTTCAATGACATGGCGAAGTTCAACATGACAATCATTGATGATTCCAAGTACTTATCTGGTGAAAAAGTAACATCTACCAAGTTTGAAGGAATAGTTTCGGAAAATGGTTGGGATGTAAACATAGGCCAACTTAGATTAAGAGACACTATTGGAACTCTACTTCCAGGCGATACTTTATTTGGTGAAGTATCTAAGTTAGAAGGTCAAGTAAGAGATGTAAACAGATTTAGTGTTGAGACTACTCTTGGCGTTACTAGAGACAAAGTTTCTAAAAATGACATGAACATCGGTATTCTTAATGATTTCAGTCAGAGATTATCCGATAACTTCTACTTCCAAAAGTTTTCATACTCAATTAAAAGTAGATTACCATATTCAACATGGAAAGAATCAGTTAAATCTATTGTTCATCCATCTGGATTCTTAGAGTTCTCAGATCTTATTATTGAAAGTGATCCGATTGCAAATGCCCCTACCGTTGTAGGAATTGCCAAGTCTACTAACATGAAGGTAAAACCAGTCGATTCTTCTGTTGAACTTATCTTGAATATTGACAAAGAAATGTACATGGGTAGAAGAGATAATTTTGCCATAGTTACAGAAGACGATCCTTTACCTGATGGATCAGTTCAGAGGATATTCTTCCCAGAAGGCAGACCAATAAAGAGTTTCATTATGAACAAGACTAATAAAGTCTTGAATTTGGATGATATCTCTGATGGTTTTAATGGTGCCCATGATAGAACAGGAACTCTAGTTGGTAGTAAACAATTCCAATTAACTACTGGCGGAAAACCAGTATTTAAAAAGTCATTCTTAGCTACTGGAGTGATGACTCAAGTTGATTTACTTCTCAATACCATACAGATACAGAATCACGATTTCCAAACTGGACAGGCAGTTGCTTATGATACTCAAGGTGGCGATAGACTTAGTATCGCAACTACCTCTCATGCCTTAGGAGAAAAAGATATTGTCATGTCTGTTGTTACATCTGGTATAGGTGGAAGTTCAATGTATGAAAACGGATATAATGTTCAAATTCCAGGCCCAGTAACAGGAACTGCTGTAACAGAAAACCCTCCAGGCGCTCTATTCAGAATATACGGATTTGGAAATGCAGATGGAGGTATTCCTGGCACAGGAGGAAGTGGTAGTGGTTCTATCTTCCAAGTTAAGTTTGACTTTGACCAAACCACAGGACAGTGTATATCTACTGCTGTTACTCTAATCAATGGTGGTAGAGATTATATTGTAGGTGATAACGTAAGTATTGCTGGTACATATCTTGGTGGTGCAACTCCAGCAAACAACTTGACATTCCCTGTAACCAAAACAACAGGATCAAGAGTTGGAATAGAAACAACATATACCAATATTCCATCAACCAATGACGGTGGTGGATCAGGAGCAACGTTCAATGTAACTAGAGATGCCAACTTGGACATTTCTGGTGTGAGTGTTGTTACTGGTGGAACTGGATATGCAACTACAAATACCATCTCTATTGCAGGGACATACATAGGTGGTGCGACTCCAGGCGATAATATTACATTGACTCCTGTGGAGTGTGGAAGAAATACATTACCTGATGAGTTTTTTATTCAGAAAGTAGATGATCTTAAGTTTAGGGTTGCTGGATTCTCTACATCATTACCATTTGATATTACTGCTTTAGGAACAGGAACACATCTACTCAAAGTCTTAGATCCAACTAAACAGACTTTGATCATGGTTGACAATATTATTCAAACTCCTCTTACAAATAAGAGACTGAAAGTTACAGTATCTGAAGCAGTTGGTATCAACACAGAAACTATAACAGTTAGTGCTGGAATAGGATCATTGACTAAGGGTGATGTATTAAGATTAGGCACTGAATATGTTAAAGTAAAACAGATAGGTGATTCTACATTTGTTAATGCAAGAACGGCAGAAATTGAAAATACTGTCGATAATGCTTTCTTCTATGATACTAACAGATCCAACTCGACAGTTATTAGAGTTTCCGATACTTCGGTGACTTTAGATGATAACCCTCCATATTAACTATAAATAAAGAAAAAACGTTTTTAAGTAATGGCTAAACAAGGGATTAGTACTGGTTCGGCTCCCAATGATGGGACGGGCGATACCCTATTGGCAGGGACTATTAAGATAAATGATAATTTTAACGAGATATACGATAAGTTCGGAGACGGTACTAATCTTGTAAGTTTTGTTTCTTTTGCTAGTACTGCTGGGTATTCTACCAACTGTGGTATTGCATCAACATCTGTCCTTGCTGGTCTTGCAGCGAGTGTTACAGATAACATTGATATCAATACATCTGGTGTTGTAACAACAAGTTATGCAGATGTTGGTAAAATTACAATTCAACAGCCTGGTGCAATTACAGATGGCCCAATTGAAGTTGGTTTTGCTGCAACAATGTTCCGCATCAAAGCTGACGGTATGGTTGGCATTGGAACATCTCTGCCTACATCTCAACTAGAAGTCGCATCATTTTCAAATGAAAGACCAACTATATGGGCAGTTGCAAAGGGCAATGGACATGGATTGCGAGTATCCGATCAAGATGTATCAGATAATAAGTCTTTTGTAGTTACTAATGAAGCGTATACTGGTATAGGATCTACTGCCCCAACATGTAGATTGGATGTCAAAGGAGATATTTTAGTCAGTGGTGCAAGCACTCTGATGGATCAGGTTAACTTTAACTCTGATATTACTGAAAAGGTTGTAGGAAACTTTAGTGATGTCATGACTGTAAGTGCAGGCGGTACTTTTACGATTGATGTTTCACAGGGATCTGTAATATGTGGTGTTGCAACAACATCTATTAGTTCATGGGCATTTACAAATGTAAGTGGTCAGAACAGTAAAGCGACTACAGCGACACTAATTATAAACGCAGGGGTAGGTTATACTTACGGTGATACGGTGACAGTGAATGGAGCAGCAGTTGCAACAGGTATTAGATGGGTAGGTGGAAATCCTCCGCCAGCCACATCAAACGAAGACATCTTAACGTTCAGTGTCATTAGAGATAGTACTGGAGTTACGAGAGTATATTGCAGTAGTTCTATTAACATTAGTTGAGGGAAACGATTAAATGCCAAGGACTACGCCTGGATCAGGAGCCCTCTTAAAACCAACTTTCGATTCATTCTATGGAGTCAGTTCTATAGAAGTTTTGAATGGGGGAACAGGCTATGCAAAAACAGATCCACCTAAAATTGTAATTGAAGGAACATCTTCCCCAGCGGTAGAGGGAGTCTTTTTCCCAGTTATAACTGGTGTTGGAACTATATCGGAAGTTATAATCTTTAAATCTGGAGAGGGTTACTATCCAGTTTTTAGTACATCTTCATCTTCTGAAATTGCTGTAGAAAGAGGGGCTTTTGGTACACAATCTGCTGGCCATGCAGCTGGTATCGCATATTCTGTTTTTGCTGGTGATTATAATATTGTTGATGATAATATATTCTTTTCCGATGCACCTTATGGTAAATCTGGCCCTACTGGACTGCAAACTGGATCATCATTCTCTGGTAGATTATTTTCTAGAAAATTAGATCCTTTTGATGAAAAAGATCAGAATGTAATTTTAGATGATATATCATTAGATTTTACAGGAGTTGCTGGAACTCAATTTACTTTATCTGAAAATACTGGTGTTGTAACTGCTCTTTACAACAGTGTGAATACAGGTGTAGATATAAACAATAATCCATTTATTTTAATTAACAATATTGTTCAAACTCCAGGCCTTGATTTTGAAATAGTAGATAGTGCAGAAAATAAAATTAACTTCCTAAGTGGAGTTCCTAGAGCTGGAAGAATAAGTAAAGTAGGACTTCAAACTGGATCTGGATATTACTTACCAACCAAAGCTGCAGCAAGAGTTGGTGTCGGTACAACTGGTAGTCTTGAGTTTATTCAGATAGAAGGAAAAGGACAAGGATATAGAGAAGTACCAGAGATAAGTGTAAGATCCTCTCAAGGTTATGGTGCAAGTATTACTGCTTTCTTAGGTGAATCATCATCAACTAGTGTTGCAATTTCCACTGCAAC